AATCAGTAAGTTGGCAGCATCACCCTAGCGGTTAAAATATTACTTCAAATCTTTCTGCATAAAAGAGGAAAAGTATGAAAGTTTGAGTACATCGACCTTACATACATCTGTCGGTTGCATATCCCTCCTGGATGCCAGCAAGGCTCAACTTTGTTACGCAATCAACACTATTCATTAAAAACAGGCTTAATATTTGACATAAATCATCAACAAAACACAAAGAGGTCAGACCAGATTGAAACAATAAACACGATAATGCAAACTACGCGCTATCGTATCACATGGAAGGTTTACCAATGGCTCAGGCTGCCATTTTTAAAGAAATATTCGATCAAGTGCGTAAAGATTTAAACTGTGAATTATTTTATTCTGAGCTAAAACGTCACAATGTCTCACTTTATATTTACTATTTAGCCACAGATAATATTCACATTGTGTTAGAAAACGACAACATAGTGTTAGTAAAAGGACTCAAAAAGGTTGTAAATGTTAAATTCTCCAGAAACAAACATCTTATAGAGACCTCCTATAATAAGTTGAAATCAAAAGAAATCACATTTCAACAATACAGGGAAAATCTTGCTAAAGCAGGAGTTTTCCGATGGGTTACAAATATCCAGGAACACCAAAGATATTACTATGCCTTTGATAACTCATTACTATTTACTGAAAGCATCCAGAAAACTACACAGATCTTACCACGCTAAACCATAACGTCCGGCTTCTCTCACTCCTGAGCCGGACTGCATTGGTTTAATAAAAACCATCAACAATTGTGATTTAGATATTCGGAACCATTCAAATATAACAAAACCCCGTAAAAACGAGGTTTATGGATAAATTTTATTATTGAATACATCAGATTAAATTAATCTTGACATCATAGCTTTCAAGACCCGTCATTTTTTCCCGTGCGGTAAACTGAATACTGGTAACTTCTTTCCCGGTCTTTTTCTTAAGTTCAATAATTTTTTTTGTTATATATTCAGAAATATCTGCTTCTGCTTTTGTTTTTAAGTCTTCAATATTCATCATTTCCTCTTTTAGTCTGTTATGACTTTCCAGTTACACAGTAAGTCGATTATATGGTGCAAACGTGTAAAAGATAAGATGAAACATCGCAATAATCAACATACGATAGTCTAAATTTTACACAAACAGACAAAGAGAATTTTCCTGAATTATCAATGCAATAGCATCAAATCAACTCAAGAGCCTTATTGCTGCTTCCAGAATTTCTTCTGAAGTGACATGTCGATCCGCGGCTACATAAATGACTTTATGATCTCCGGTCAGAGATGGAAACCCTGCGGCCATTACAGTAAGGTGTGTTTTTTCGCCATTTGGATATTCACGCATGATGGTGTTAACTCCAGTCATCGCTGGCACTACCACTGCTGGTTCAGAGTTAAAAAAAACTATGATTTTTTTCATGATGTTACCGTAGTATGTGAGTATCCATCGAATAGACACCAAGCAAAAAAGCTCCCGAAGGAGCCTTCATTTTCACTTTTTTAAATCCAACGACAGACGGCTGGCATTTAAGTATTGTGAAATATTATCAAATGTAATCATCATTGATTTACAAAAGATACATTTTGCCCCGAAAGGATTCATGTCAGAAACATCAAAAGATGATGTTCTATACTGGGAACCATGACAACACGGGCATCTAAAGTGAATATGGTTTGTAATATTGTCTACCTCAAAGCGCCACTACATGAACAGCGGCAGGACCTTTAGGTCCGTTCTCAATACCAAATTCAACTTCCTGATTCTCAGTTAATGTTTTGAAATCGTTGCTCTGAATTGCTGAGAAATGGACAAACACATCTTTGCTGCCATCTTTCGGCGTGATGAAACCAAAACCTTTTTCAGGGTTAAACCATTTCACTAAACCAGTCATTTTGTTAGACATAATTATTACCTTTTGAAGAAATTAGCCCTTGGGCAGAATGGTCCGAAAAAAATATCAGAGAGAAAAACCAACAAGGAAATCTCAAGAGGTACAAATAATAAAATTATAACAATGACTGCTTCAGATAAATTTGTAACAAACCAGAACACCATTAACGCATGATTAACCACCCATAGCAAGGATTACTTTTGTAAAGAAAAACACAGCAATGAAAGAATAGCTTTATTTATTAATAAAACGTGTCATTCTGATTAAGACCTTTTATCTTACCCTTAAGATTTCAGGAATTTTGGCTCATGGAAGAGTCCTTTTTATTTAAATTTTACATTCCGCGATGTAAATGTTCCGATTTAATATTACCCTACATTTGATGCTTTTTATCTCTTAAAGATTCATAGATCTGTTGACAAGTCACTCCTGCGATGTAGCGTTCGTCAGCAATTTCAGCATAAAGCTGAGCTTCTGCTGCAATATCTCCGAGCATGTTGGTGAGCATTCCTTCGGCGGTTTTGGTTGTTTTGCCTCTGACGGCAGCGGCAAGATCTGCGGTATGCTTCGCTGCGTCAAGGCGTATGGCATATTTTTTTGCTTCGGCACGCAACTGGTTAACACTATCAGACAGATAAGCAGCCCTGGCAGAAATTTCAGCAGATTTCTGTTGCGCATCTTTAACAGCCTCATCACGGGCTATAGTTCGCCCCTGTTCAATTATTCGAGCAGCAAATTGAGCATTTACCTCTTGTGATAATGCGGCAGCATCACGTTCCGCCCATTTTTTTTGCCATCCTCGGTCGCTCCAGACATTTCCGACGATAAATCCTGACAACACGAGAAAAATCACCATGAATATCTGATTCACTGTTCTATCCCCCAGCAGGTTAATGCGCTCTCCTGGTCACGACGAATAACCTGACCGTAACAGTTATTTGAACGAATGCGGCAATCGCGTCCGCCATCCTTAATCCACCAGCGAATCGCTTCGCATGCACCTTTACGATCACCAGCATTCAGCCGCTTATAAAACGTCGACGGGAAACACTTACCGGGACCAATGTTATAGGGACAAAATGACGCGATACCCGCTTTTTGTGGTTCGGTCAGTGGTACTTTAATATTGCGCTCCACCCATGCCAGCGCCTTATCACGCTCAATGGCGTTGACCTGGTCGCATTTTTCCTTCGACAGTTTCATATTGGGAAAAACGGTTTTTCCATCCACCACTGTGGCACCCCGACAGATGGTCCATATACCAGAACCATCGCGGTATGCCATTGTGTGGTTACCTTCTTTTTCGTCCAGAAACTGGTCAAGTATCTGAGGAGCAGATGCGCCAGCACCAATCAGCGCCAGAACGGCAGCCGACAGGCCGTATCTGATTTTTGTGTTCATATATATTTATGATGAGGACGCTCGTGCTTATTGGCAGGATTTTCAATCTTAAAGGAGTACTGATGCTGCAGATAAGACTCAACTTTTTCTGACAATTTTTCTGCTACTTCCAGGAAGACTTGCCGGACGCTCCTTCTGGCTGCTGCCTCATAAAACTCCAGCGCAGCTCCTTCAACACGGTCCATGGCGACATCCAGGCCAAAAATTTCACCGTCAAAGCGTTCTTTGTCCTGTAAGGCTACAGTTACCGTAACTTTATTCTCAAAATTACGGACTCCTTTCACAACCAGTTCATAGTCTTGAGTCATTGGATTACTCTCCTCTCGCAGCCTTACGCCTGTCTTCTTTAATCTTGAAATAAAGATTTGTCAGATACGTCAGCAGGCCAAAAACCAGGCTACCCAGCACACCGATTGCAGCCCACTGTGACGGAGTTACTTTATCGAGTAACTGCAATGCCCAGAAACCAGCATTACCCGCCGATGTGCCATAGGCAACACCTGTTGTTAACTTATCCATTGATTTCATATCCTCACCCCGATGTACACGGATGGTGCAATATGTTTGAAAAGATCGGAGTCTACGGGGTAGTTTTGACAGCACACGTTGTTCTCAACGGCGCTAAAGAAACATACACATTAAAAATGTGAGTAATTATTTTGAAAGAAAGTCATATATAAAATAATAATACGAGAAATGTTTTCATATTTAGTGTACTGTATACGGCCATTTATACAGGAAAAGCCTATGTCAGAACGTAAAGACTCAAAATCACGCCGTAATTATCTCGTTAAATGTTCCTGCCCAAACTGCACCCAAGAGTCAGAACACAGTTTTTCAAGAGTACAAAAAGGTGCCCTTTTGATCTGCCCTCATTGCAACAAAGTATTCCAGACAAATCTTAAAGCTGTAGCCTGATTGATTTTATTAGTAACAAGTATTTTTATATTTTAATAATATATTTAAAGCAGATAATAAAAAACCCGCCTGAGCGGGTTTGAGATTGTGGTGCTTTTTGTGGGAGTCATCCACTTACGCACTTTGTTTTGCCATGCCAGCAGTTAGCTTCTGCTGTAAAACTATTCATGCAGCAAACCTGCACTTCACCACAATGGTTAGCATACTTTTCCTGATTAAGATTTTGCCAAATATGCTGGCCATTGTTTCATGTATTGGACCTCCTTAATTTTTATTAAAGAAATCCAATATTCACTACTCTGTCCGTATCTCTACTCAGGCATCAGCCTTCTTCGTTATCGTATACAGACGAGCGATGAATTTTAATCAGTAATGATGACATTTACTGCTGCAGGACCTTTAGCACCACTCTCTATAGAGAAGGTAACCTTTTGACCTTCAAATAAGGTTCGATAATTATCATTCTGAATCGCAGAAAAATGCACAAACACATCTTTACTACCATCAACAGGAGAAATAAAGCCGAAACCTTTATCAGCGTTAAACCATTTTACTAAACCAGTCATTTTATTTGACATTCTACATTCCTTAACTTGAGCCTTTCGGCATAAATGGTTTGCATAACAGAAACGACTTCGTACTTAATTGGAGAGACTCAAAGAAGGAATAAGTGAATAACACCTGAAATGAGAACTGCTTTAGTAAACTACTTCGTATATCGTCTGTTCTTCAAACCGACGCAGTCATTAACTCATAGTTGAACATATGAAGCAATGTTTATTTTAGACATCCAGACACCTTCAACCCTATCAACAAAGTAGTTTTCTCCAGGAACGTGTGTATGGTGCACCAGGTTATCAGTATTAAGGAGTTTTTCTGTCCCCTAAAATGACAGGAATTGTCAAAAACTTTGACTACAAAAGCAGCAAAGGTCTTATATTCCCATCCGATGGCGTATCGATGCCCAGCTTCACGTTTCAGCTCTCAATCTTCGAGATGCAGAAGAAATTACCACAGGATTACGCGTGGAATTTTGCCGGATAAATGGTTCGCGTGGACCTTCAACTCCCAATGTTTATCCCGGGATGAGATTCAATATCTCTATTGCCCCATTTAAAGCACAAAAACCCGCTTATCAGCGGGTTTTCTACTTTTTTCTAAACGTCGGATACACAAAGCCCATCGTTGAGAAAATCTTATCCATGTTTTTTGAAAAATGCAAACATCATGTCGCCATCTTCAGCAAAAATCATTTATCTCGTCACCTTCCTCAATTGCGCTTCCGCGTATGCTTCTTCCTGCCAGCACTTTGTTACCAGTTTATCAATGACGTCCGCATACCCCTTATACCACTGATAATCGGTCAGGTCTGGTACCAGCTTCTGGACATGACGTCGTGCCAGCGTGGTCGGTAAACGACTAAACCGGTTTCCATTACAACGCCCACAAATCTTATATACCGGTACGCCATGAAACCGGGTTCTTTTTTCATCCAGAACAATCCCTTTACCCTTACACCCTCTGCACGCTGTGCTGACTTCGCCCTTACCATGGCAATGCTGACATAGTTCCTTCACCCATTCTTCCTTGATTACAGATTCCCCGCGTCTGTAGTGTTTCACCACTTCGCGCAATACATTATAAAATCCCGTACCTGAACAATGCTCACAGCGAGCCTTACTTGCCGCAGACCTGGAGTAATCAGCAAAGGCAAAACTCACGAGGTAAGGAATAATCTGTAACCGGATTTCTTCACTCAATTTGTTCAATGTCGGGTTATCCAGTGCCATCGCGTAATTTAGCAGGCCTTCAATCGCAAACTGAGGGTCCTGAACACCAACTTTTGCCAGAAATAAGGCCAACCCAAGTGGTGCTTTCGACTGCACCATCCCCTGCGCTGCCATTACATCCGTAATTGTTAAACAACCGGTGCCTGTCGCTGGAGAGTCATCGCTCAATTTTGGAGATTTTGGGGAGTAATATTTTGGTAAGGCTTCAAGGTTCATGCTCGTTCTCCACTTACGCCAGTACGCCAATTGCCAGCGCGCGATCGATAAAACGAAATATCAGCTCCAGTTGGGAGCCATACTTCTCTTCAAATGCCACTGTATCCCTATGCAGCTCGTTGTGATGCTTTCTGCACAAAGGCAACACAAAGAGATCATGTGCTTTTGTTCCCATTCCGCCCTGCCCGTGACCAATCAGATGATGCGGATCGTCGGCTGGCATACCGCAGCAAGCACACGGCTGTGTCTTAACCCAACGTGTGTATTTCTCCTTAACCCAGCGGCGACGTTTAGGCAGCTTCATGAAAGATTCCGGAGACTCTGGATCAACGGTGATGCTTACCACCGTCTTTTCCTGTGGTAGTTTTTGTTGCTGGTGGGCGTAAGGCAACGGTGCAAGATTTTTTGTGCGTTGTTTCAATATGCTGGTGGCGGTCTGCTCTCCCGGTACGATGTCGCTCTCGCGGTACACCGAGCAGATTTTTTCCGCTGGTAATCCCAGCGAACGACGTAATACCGCTTCCGGTAGCGCGTCCGCCACCTGATTGCGGACCGCCCACCAGGATAATTCAGCCAGAGATAATTCACGTTCCTGCGTACCGCTTATTGCGTGACGGATGACGTCAATCACCCATGCTGTCAGATTTTGTTGAGCAAGCAGATCCAGTGATTCCGATGTCTGGTCACGCAGTTGGTTGTCGCAGTGCCAACACAACACCATTGCGCCGGTACCATAACGGTGAATGACTGTTTCAGAGTGATGGTAATCGCCATTAGGCCACTGGCAGGATGTAACATGACGTAATAGCCAGTCAGACAATGCGCCAACGCCGCCAGCAGCACGAATCACCCGTTCGTTACTAAAAAACGGCAGCAATGTTTTGTCTTCCGCCAGCGGCTGGCGAACGGCAGGAACGACTCCGGATGGCAGATTACGCATGCTTTTTGGTTCCGGTTCCACCAGCACTCGAGGATTATGAAATATCTGTATGGATTCACGGCCCGGCTTAAGGACCACCAGCCCAAGCTCAGGCACCAGAACAGGTCTAAGTAATACCCGCACGTTACCTCCAGATCCGTTGCTGGAAAGTGCGGGACGCACGTGGTGGGCGTTCGGAGTAAGGCAATCTGACTGAGATTATCCAGTGACGGTAGTCGAGGCTAAGGGCTTTCTTAACCTCGTATCCGCGCCTGCGGTAACACTGAATTATCCATTCAGCCTGCTCTTCAGTGCATGGAGGGTGTTGGAACCATTCAGACTTGAATGCGTGAGAATACCGCTCGTGCGTGCAGACAAGAACGGGCGAATTATCAGAATTGTAATATTTTACGTTGCGTGCCATCGGTTTTCTCCGGTGGCACGGTGTTACTCAGCGGGAGTTCAGCCCCGCGCAAGATTGTAGATGAGTTTATTCTTCTGCAAAAGCTGAAAAGCCTGCTTTTATTCCGATCTCTTTCAGTGCCTGTAATGAAGTGACAAACTCACCTTCGCGCAAGATAAATCCGTCCGTGACCCGAGCATCCACAAAATTAATTAACGCAGCCCCATTCTTTCGCAAACACAGAATGCGGTAATGACTAACAATGTTTCCATTTTCAACGCACACAGCATAGAGGCCATCTTCACAAAAAATTTTACGCAGTTCTTCGATGTTCATCATCAGAATCCTTCCGGATAATTAGCTCTCCCCTTTAAGGGACCATCCCTCTTATCCCTGCGCGCTACTTAAGTATTTTTGATTCTATTCCGGCACCGTCCAGAACTTCAAACGCGTTGAAAATAAAAACAAAAACCCGCCGAAGCGGGTTAAGTGCGGGTGCGTTGAGGATGCCTGCCACATCAGAGGTGGCGAGGGATTTCTCCCTCGCCGGGTCTCTTACTCCTCAGGTTCGTAAGCTGTGAAGACAGCGACCTCCGTCTGGCCGGTTCGGATTCGTACCTCGCAGAGGTCTTTCCTCGTTACCAGTGCCGTCACTATGACGGTTAAACAGATGACGATCAGGGCGATTAACATCGCCTTTTGCTGCTTCATAGCCTGCTTCTCCTTGCCTTTCGGCACGTAAGAGGCTAACCTACATGTGTCTAGCATGAAATTGGCCTCAGATTAATGTTAAGCGTCTTGCAGGACGCGTAATGTTAACTGGGGCTTTTCTCTATCTGCCGTTGGTGTTCATGCCCGAGGCAGATAGCCTCAAGCACCCGCAGCCATTCTACTTAACTACCGTTACCTCGCCAATATGAAATCAATCAGAAAGGTGATCCATAAGAACAATAACAAGACAATAAATTGCCATTACAGCCACAATAGCCAGCGTGCATTTGAGAACCAGCACATAAATCTCCTGCTCTTGACGTATACAGGCACTGATAAATATGTGTCTTCGTGCTCGTTACTTCAATACGTAAGCGTCAGTTGCGCGTAATCAAATCAGACAACCGACTTTAAACCAGGGACAAACAGCAGGTAAAATAATCAAACGTTATTTTAAGCCATATCATGGCTGCAAGATTTCCTCTAATTTCAACAAGATGAGCAGGTCATTGCTTGCACTGATGACCTGCTCATTAATCATGATTATTTGAAAATTAAGGTAGGCGTACTATATATAGAAACACTGCTACGCTCCGTTGGCATAATATAAAATCATTCCTGTCCTTCCTTACCGTAGTGCAGTTGACCAATTTTGATTAGAGGGCGTCCCTGAGATTTGCGGTGTAGATTGGTATCGCGCAGTGAATACACGCAGCCACAATATTCCTGCTGATAGAATTGTTCGCGCTTGCTGATTTCAATCATGCGGGAAGAGCCGCCCTGTTTTCGCCAGTTATAATCCCAGTACACCATGCCCGGATAATGCGCGACGGCTCGCCGTCCACAGTCGTTAACCTGCTGCATATTTTTCCAGCGTGAAATGCCCAGTGAGCTACTGATCACACTGAAACCATTTTCAGCGGCATACAGTGCAGTCCGCTCAAAACGCATGTCAAAACACATGGTACAACGGATCCCTCGTTCAGGCTCCCATTCCATTCCTTTGGCTCGCTCAAACCAGTTGTCTGTGTCGTAATCAGCATCAATAAATGGCACGCCGTGTTGTTTAGCAAAGCGAATATTCTCATCCTTACGAATTAAATACTCTTTCTGAGGATGAATGTTCGGGTTGTAGAAAAAGATGGTGTAGTCGATTCCCGAGGCCTGAAGCGCCTCCATCACTTCACCGGAACATGGAGCACAGCAAGAGTGCAGTAATAGTTTTTTTGCCCCGTTTGGGAGCTCCAATTTGGGGCGTTTGAAATCAGCAACAGTCATAAATGTGTTTATGAGGTTCATGAAAATAGCAAAAAGTGTAGCATCAGAACGGGCTATCGGAAACAGATGTCTAAATCTGGTAATGTCTGCTTTTGATGCAAAGCAGACAACCACGGCAGCGCACGAAAATCAGCGATAATGTCGGGATTAATAATCGGGTGACGTCCATCACATAGCGAATGTTCCTCTTTCCTGATATCGCTAAATATCGACCATTCGTCATTCTTATCGAACCAGAGCATGCGACTGCCACAGCACATGTCGAGAATGGTAGCCGATGTACTCACAGCATCACCTCCCGATAATTCCCCTGATAAAACGTCAGAACACGCTGCATAACTTCGCTCTTCCGGCACTCGCGACAGATTATGTTTAGACGACTGTCGTAGCGGCGTATTTCTCCGTCAGGTAATGACCAGATAAGGTCCGGATCAACCACAGCAGGTTTCTTCACCTTTGCCCTCGAGAGTTTTTTGCGGGCGTTTTGCCAGTCCTTACGCGCCTGTTCAGACGGGAATAACCCGTAGCCGGAGTTGTATACATCGCCACTGGCTACCAGCTCTCTGGCAAGAACGCTCATCAGATATCTAGTCGCACCTGTTTTAGCTTCCAGTTGCCGTAACGTCTCACGACCGCTCTGGCGCACGAGTTCCACCACCTGCCCTTTAATTTTTTCCCGCTCTTCTTGTGTAAAAACTTTTGCCACAAGTCCCCCTTAAAATTACCTCATGACCTGAAATCAACACTTATCCTCTGAAACCAGGCGGAATTTCTGTATCCGGTTCAGAAATATGATTAACACAACGCTGTACAGGTGAACGTCCCAGGCGGATGACCAGTTCGTCCCATTTTTCGCGGAGCTTTGACGGGCTCATGATGTTTTTTACCCAGAATGGATCTCGCTGAACCCGACCAAACATTTCGCAAATTTGTCTGTGGCTTCTGCCATCCAGCATCCGCATTGTGCGCACGTCATTGGCCCAGACAGTCCAGTTAGGCTCTTTTGGTCTCATGATCTCGCCATCATCACTGGCTGCCTGTTCGTAGAGGCCCACGATCCGCCCCCAGATCCACTGCGCACACGCCAAATCCTCCCTGCTACCCCACTGGCGTTTTTTCGCACTAAACACAACCGCGTCGGAGTTCCGGGTTAAAAAATCCTGTTCAGTCGTCTGCGGGTCCGGTTGCGAAGCTTCCGGACGAAAAGTGTTTTTATTCTCTGTAGTAATCTCTGTTGTATTCTCTGTAAGATCATCAGGCCATTTTGACCCGATGACATTGGATCGTTTTGAACCAATGGAGCGTTTCATTTTGACCTCTTCCATCGTGTCATTTTGACCTGATGGAGCGGCGCATTTTGAACCGATGGATTCGCTCAATTTGCCATCATCTAAAAGCTCGCTCCCGTAGTTGATCGTGTAGAAATTGGTCATATCGCGCTTTGATTTATTGAGCTTTTCACAACGCAAAAGCCCCAGCGTTTTCAGACTTGCAAACGCGCGCTTTAACGTTGACTCTGACCAGAATGGGAACTGTTCCAGCCATTGTTCCGTTGTGTTGTAAATCCAGCGAACACCATCACATTCCATACCGGAATTGGTATCTCTCAACCAGTAATGCAACTGCTGCAACACAATGGCTTCATTTAAGCCAATCTTCATCGCAAGCTGTGTGTTTATAACCAGTGGGCGTTCAGCAAAAAGAAGGCTCATAATTCCATCCAGCTTTTTGTTGGTATTGCTGTCGATACGCAAGTTTGAAAGCAATTGCTTTTTCTATAAGTTCGTCAGTTTCACGATCCACTACGGCAGGATCAGCAAAAAGCAGTCCGGACTCCACCACATCGCCATATTCTTTGTTTAACCCGGCGATCATGTACGTGATGCTTTTTCCGTCACTAATTTCACGATACAACCTGAAATCATTAATCCGGATAGCCTCCATAATTGCAGGCACTAGCGCCGTGAACTTTTCACGCTTATCCCTGGTGTCGATAGCCTTCCAGCGTTCGAATATCTTCACTCGATTAACGCCAAGCGCTCGCTGATCAACCGCGCCACCTTCATCTGTGACACGCTGAACATCGATGTTCGGGCGCTCTTTCAAAGCCCAGAATGCTTCAGTGATTAATATCGTCGCCTGCTCCTGTGTCATTCCTGGTCGACATATCCAGGCATCCAGAGCCTCACGAGCCTGTTCAGGAGTGATTTTCATTGTTCAACCGCCCCGCCCGCTTCGTCTTACGATATTCGTCATAAACCTTGGGATCATACTGAAGCTCGCCGCCAGATGCCTCCTGTAGACGCATCGCGCGACCTTCAGGAACCAGCTCTTGCCATTGAGAAACAGCAGATGGGTCAACGCCAGCAGCTTTCGCTACTTTGGCTTTCGTACCGTAAAAATTAATTACGTCTGATTTAAACATCGCACCTCCAATATTGAGTTTTCTCAATGCTAATCACTCAAGGAATCTCAAGTCAAGGGTTATTAAGATATCTAAATATGAACGAGAAAACTTTAGGTCAACGCATTAGAGAAAGACGTAAGCAGGTAGGCTTAAGTCAAAACGGTTTAAGCAAAGCTGCTGGCGTATCTGGCTCATCAATTTCATTATGGGAAAGTGACCATACAGCCCCGCGCGGGCAAAATTTGCATCGCCTCGCCGAGGTATTGCAATGTTCACCAACCTGGATACTGTTTGGCGACGAGGACAAAACACCAGCTCCCCCTGTTTCACTCGATAGTGCCTTAGACTTATCGGAAGATGAGTTAGAGATGCTGCGTTTGTATCGCGCACTTCCTAAATCAGAGCAACAAGCACAACTCAGCGAACTCCGCGCCCGCGTTGAGAATTTTAATCGCCTGTTCACCGAGCTATTAGAGGCTCGCAAACGCAACAAGCATCAATAATCATCCCTTCACAAAATTTTAAAGCCTTACATTTCAATGTATTGGCTTTATCTTGCGCCAATACTTGAGTTTTCTCATCAAAAAACCTTGACGAAAAACAATGAGAAAACTAAATTACCTCCATCAAGACACCGCACGGTGTTCTCAGCAAACAGTTCCGCTACCCCGGCGTTAAGGGGAAATGAGGTCAGCATGGATACTATCGATCTTGGCAACAACGAATCTCTGGTATGTGGCGTATTCCCCAACCAGGACGGTACGTTCACC